CGCGAGGATTACAGGATGGGGTATCTTAGGGAAACGGACGAACTGATCTGTTACGACGTTATCAATCCCATACAGTACATCTTTCATGAGGATACAGAGACCTTCACGCTCGTCTATACGGAATACGATGAGGACTACGAGAAGTTCTACGCGGCGGCTCTGCGGGATGCCGAAGAGGCAAAGAAGACCAGGGAATACGGCTTCGACATCGTGAATCATCCCAACTGGTTTGATGCGTCGTGCATACCGTGGCTGTCCTACGATGCCATGCATCTTGAGCTGCCCGACGTTCATATGTTCTTTGCGCCGGTCATCAACTGGGGAAAATACAAGGAAGAAAACGGCAGGCTTGTAATGCCAGTGACCGTTCGCTTGAACCATGCGATCGCTGATGGCTACCTGGTGGCAAACGTATTCCGTCTTCTGGAGCAGGAGATTGGGGTTTTCGCAGGGCTTTAATCGACAAGTTCCTGTTTGTGCGCCTGAGCCCGCTTATCCTCGCAGAATGTCATCGAGCATCGCATAGCGCACTGCGTCTATGGAATGGTCGTTGCCATCGGGGATGTCATCGATCCAGTTGCCCTCCTTGTCACGCTCGAACTCTTTCAAGGTGAATTCGGAGAAGGTCAAAGGGCACCTTTGGGAATCGATCACGATCTCGCGCAGCCCCGCCAGCCACTCGTAAGACAAGCGCCTCATCCTGGCCTTGCGCGCCGCATGCACACGAATGCCGAGCTCTCGCCGCCATACGTTCATCTGCACCTTGCTATCCGGAGTGTCGTCGCAGTAGACGATCTGGTCGTGGAAGTATGCCTCCGCGCCCTGTTCGTCCGGGAAGGTGAGAGAATCCACCACGATCTGGCCCGTCTCCGCCGGCATCATCTTGTTTGCGGAATGTTCCTCGAAGATGAGAAGGCGCCGAGCGTCAGGCTCCCAGGCGCAGCGCACGAAGCGCCACGGATCCGGGAACCAGCCCCAGTCCACGCCATTGCGAATGCGTTGGAAGGTGCGAATGCGGGAGTCGGAAAGCTTCGCCTCGTGCACGTTGTCGAAGATGGCGCCGCCGGTGCCGGTAATCTCGCCCAGGTACTCCCAGCGCCACGCCTTCTCGTTCGTGTCGCGCAGGTACTCGGCCTCCTCGACAAAAGGTGTGCCCAGCCAGTCAGGGTGAGAATCAATCACGTCGAGATAAGAGCTACCGCGCACAAGGGTGTCGTCACGCCTCACGCGCTCTAGACGCTCCACGTTCACCCACGACCACATCGTCTTAGGCGGGTTATAGCTGTAGAAGATCCAGAAGCGGTCACCGCCACGGCGAAGAGAATTGAGAATGCTTCGCACGGCCTCCACGCCCTCGAACTGGTCAAGCTCCTCGAACCACACCACTGAGCAATAGCCCTTGGTGAACTTCACGCCCTTCAACTTGAGGGGATCGTCCGCGCCGCGGAACACGATGCGCTGCCCGGTAGGGGTGTAGGTGATCTCCATGGGAGAAACGCGGCAGCGGAAGACGCCCTCCAGGCCGAGCACCTCGATCGCCCACTGGATCTGCTGGTAGACGGAATCGCGCAAGGTGTTGGAGAAGCGCCTCACCACCACCGCGTTCGCCTTCGGGTTGGCAATGATGAGAAGAACAATGGCTATGGAGATGAACGAGCTCTTCGTGGACCCACGTCCGCCCGGCAACCAGTAGTGCGTGTGTCCGTGGGCCATCACGTCGCCGAGCACCGGGTGGAACCTGGGGATGACGAAGTCGGAGACGTTGGTCACTCGGAACCACCGCCCTCGCCGTCGGAGTCGTCGGCCATGGGCTCGATGACGAGACCGAGGGTCAGCTGCACAGGAGCATTGTCGGCCTCCTCGGCCTTGCGCTCCATCTTGCCGTACTCCATCGGGTACTTGCGCTCTAGCAGCCAGGCTGCCGCCGTCCAGTACTGCGCCCGGCTCTCGGCCGCCGACTTGATGGTCGTGAGCAGGCATCTCTTGTACTGGGCCTCGGCCTTTTTTAGTTCTTCGTATAACGCGCGTTTCACTCCGGTCTTTGCGTTCTCGCCCTCTTTCAGCCAGCGGTAGAACGTCGCCTGGTGAACGCCGATCGCGGCGATGATGTCCGCGTCGCACAGTCCGTCGCGCTTGAGCTCGACGATCTGCTCGACGAGCGCGTATGTAAGCTTCAACTTCGCGGGCATGGTGCCACCTCCTCACGGTGGCATGTTCCCCGCGCGTCACAAACTGGGGCTAACAAGGGGTGAAAGGGTGCAAAGGCCGAAACCTTGCACCCTTTGCACCCTTTGCACCCTCACTTGCGGTCGCGCCGGCTCTTGAGCCCGTACTTCCTGCAGAGGCGGCTGTTCCTCTGCCGCATCCGATCGCGCTCCCTGCGGATCGCGGCAGCCTCGGCCTCGTCGGCCTTCTCCTCGCGCTCGCGCTGCAGGATCTCGTTGAAGGCCACCTCCTCGTTGAGGTGCATGATCTCCGTGCACATGGGGCAAAGGCCGCTCTGCCTGTTCAGGCGCACGCCGACGACGCCGCACTCGGGGCAAACCTGCTGCACGCGCAGGCTCACGTGGCACCGGCTCGCCTGGCTCTCGATGGACCGAGCGGATCGGTCCGTGCCGCACTCGCGGAGCAGTGCGTCGTGCACGGCCTCGACGCCCAGGTGGCCGTTCGCCCGCATCACGTCGAGCTCCTTCGTGGTCCAGGCCCTCCATCCCTTCGCGCTCATGACGGGTACCGCTCTGGGTGAAAGGTCGGGTGAAAGCCTTTTGCCCCCTCAAGCCTCACGGGAAGGGTGCGGGGGTGTGTTGTCGGGGCGTCCTGTCCCCGACACACATCCCCCTCCCCACAAAAAGTTCTATATATAAGGGTTTGTTTACCCCCCTTAAACATGGAAATTTGCACCCTTTCAGGCAATGGGAAGGACACCCTGGGCCTCCTCTCCACTGTCTGCGCCCTCGGCAGAAGAGCCAGAAGTTGCCGCATCATTTACGACGCTGCGAACGATGAGCGCCTTGCCGGTCTTTGGATCGAGCGTCTGCTCGAAGCGGTTGGACTCCTCGAGCCAGCGGCGCACGGTGGGCAGGCTCCATCCCAGGGACTTGCGCACTTCGTCGCGCTCGCAGCTCTCGCCGCGCCCGATGAGCCGGTCGCACACGCCCTCGAGCGAGGCCACCTTGCCCAGGTTCTCGGCCTCGGTGCGCAGCTTCCTGGCCTCGGACACGCCGCCGTAGTTGGGCTTGCAGTCGGCCAAAAGCTCGGTGTGGTCGACCTCGTGCAGCGGGAAGACCAGCCACAGGTCGAGCGGGTCCTTCTGGGCGAACTCGCGCAGGGTGAACGACATCCGCCAGCCGGTGAGCCGCTTCACGTCGGCCAGCTTGTGCGACTGCCTCGCCATCTCCAGCGTGCCGGGCTCAAGGATCAGCTCGGTCATGTCGAGCACGGCATCCGGGGCACGGCCGAACACGCCAGAGCCGCTGCCACGGTCGATCGCGCTCTTCAGGCCCTGGGCGCCCTTGGAATGGTGGTGGCTGATGACCACCGTGCACTCCAGGTTCACGCAGATCTCGTCGAGCTTGGCGAAGAACTCGCGGATGTCTTTGGCGTTGTTCTCGTCGCCGTCCTGCACCATGTAGGCAGGGTCGATGATGACCATGCCAAAGTCGCCCGCCTTGCAACGGCAGAAGAGCTCGGCCGCGATCTCCTCGAGCGAGCAGGACTTGCCGCGCAGGGGCCAGAGCGTGAGGTTCTCGCGCACAGGCTGGGCGTCGGCGCTCTTCGCCTCGGCCACGCGCGACACGCGCTTCTGCAGCGTCCTCGGGTCGGTCTCCAGGTCCACGTAGAGCACCTTCCTCTGGGCACAGCGGAAGTCGATCCACCATCCACCGGTCGCTACGCTCACGGCCAGGTTGATGAGGCACCACGTCTTGCCAGCCTTGGAAGGCCCGGTCAGCAGCATCTTGTGCGTCTCCAGGAGCACGCCCTCGATCACCTCTGCCGGCATCTCGGGCAGCTCGTCCTTGAGCACGATGGCCTGCTGGAAGGGCGGCAAGGGCGATGAAAAGCCGTTTGTTGCCGCAATATCCTCGGAGACGACGGAGGCCGCGTCGTTCGCGGCCTCCACGTCGTGCATGTATGCGTCCTTGTTAGCTCCCATCTACAGCCACCTCGTGTACCAAAGCGGGTAGTCGGTGGCCACCGAGCCCTGCCTCTTGTAGAATTCCCACTCCTTGCCGCGCATGGCCATGAGGTACTCGTCGGCGTCCTTGGCACCGCCCGGGTAGGGAGGCATCACCGCATGGGGGATCTTGAGCACGTCAAGGTCATGGCAGATCTTGTCGCGGGTCCTGTGCCCTTCGTCGTCCTCGTCCATGGCCACCGTGATCTTCTTCGGCCTGAGATCGGGAGGCGTCGCGTAGAGCACCTGCGCCAGGCGCTTGGCGTTCGACACTCCGCCCAGGGCCATGGTGTCGCCGCCGGTGATCTTGGCGAGCGCCATCGCGTCGATCAGCCCCTCGGTCACGTAGACCTGGTCGGCTCCGATGGACAGGAGCCACTCGCACCACAGGGGCGTCGCCAGCCCTCGCGGGCGCCACTCCTTGTTGCGCGCGCTGCCGGGCTTGCAGACGGTGCGCACCATGCAGTAGTTTGCCGTCGAGAAGTCCCTGTTCCAGAACGGTATGGTGATGAAGCCGAAGGCATTGGGCTCGTACACGCGGAACTCCGGCATGATCTCCCTCGGGTCCTTGGTGAAGCCTAGGCCGAAGGTCGCCGCGTCGCCGTCGTCCAGGCCGCGCCAGCGCAGGTAGCGCCGGCCGATGTCGTTCTCGGCGTAGTAGAGCTGGCCGAAGGCGTTTCCGCATGCCTCCGCGCAGTCGGCGCCTCCTGCCTCGCGCGGCTTGTCGAAGAGGGGCCTTGGCTTACGCTTGGGCCGTTGTCTCGGCCGCCTGGGCTCGTCGTCATCCGACAGCCGGTAGCCCACGGCATCCGCCACGGCCCTGGCCTGCTCGGCGAATCCGTCTATGCCGTCGAGCTCGGCGATGAGGGAGAACACGTCCCAGGTCTTGCCGCACCCGAAGCAGTGGACGGTGTTGTCGTTTTCGTAATAGTGGGCGGAGGGGTCGCGGTCGTCGTGGTTTGGCGACGGGCAGCGGAACGACCTCCGCAGGTCGGTGATCCCGCAGCGCACGTTGAGCAGCTCGGGCATGAGCTCGCGCAGCGCGTCTCGGTCGGTCTCGGTGATCATCGGCTCACCTCCCGAACTTTGGGGAAGTTGCCGCAAGGTTTATAATCCCACGCACAGAGCGCAGTGCTCTGGTTACCGGTGGCCCGCAGCCTCGTATCCGCCAAGATTCCGGCTGTGGGTCGCCCTTCTTTTATGCACGTCACATTCGACCCTCTTCCTCTTCGGGCTCGAAGAGCTCGCGCCAGTCGCCAGGCCAGCCGACGGCGGCGGCGATCGCCTTCCCGCGCTTTGGGTAGGGAGGCTCGAGCCCCCGGACAATGCGCGATACCGCCGGCCTAGAGATGCCGGTCGCCTTGGCGATCATCGCCTGGGTGCCCCTCTTCTCGCAGATCTTGCCTATGCGTAGCATGCGTTCCATTACGAGCGCACCGCCATGCCGCCAGGCTCGTTGCCGTCGTGCGCTTCGCTGCCGCAGGCGTTGGGGAAAACCTTGTCGCGGCAGATGCGCCAGCGACCGTTCACCTTGTCGGCAGGGATGCGCCCCTCCGATATGCCGCGCCGGATCGAGTTGACGTGCTCTCCGGTCACTTGGGCCAATTGCATCGGTGTCAGGAACAATGGCAGGTCGTCAAGTTTGTTTCCCATGGTGCTTCCTTTCGTCGAACGGGTCCTTTCTAGCCACGTGCGTCCGCTCCAGTCGGTTGTTCCGGTGCTCACCGTGGAACTCCGATTCGCTCTGTTGCGTCCGCGGGCCATAGAGTAGCACAAGAAATCCCATCTGAGCTAACATGAATTGAAATATGTGGTAAACTTGACCCATGAGCATTGTTAGTTTCGTTGCGTGGTGGTATGATTCGTTGCGTAATGTTGAACCGTTCACGGCGGGAAAGGCACCGCTCCACCACAGAACGCACACACTGGGAGGTTGCAAGGACATGGCAAAGAGCATCAAGGACCTACGGCAGGAGAAGGGCTACCGCAGCGCCCGCGAGTTCGCCGACGCGCTGGGTATCGCTACGTCCAGCATGTCCCGCTACGACAAGGACCCCGAGACCATCCCCATGAAGCACGCCTGGGCGATGGCGGACCTGCTTGACTGCTCCATCGACGAGGTGGTCGGCCGCGAGCACGTCACGGCAGGCGCGAGCGAGCTGCAGGAGCTCTACGACGGCCTGCTTCCCGAGACACGCGCCCTCATGGACGAGTTCATCGCGTTCGCCCGCATGAGGGACGAAGGGGCGCGCCGCCGGGCAAAGTCGGAAGAGGACTCGAAGTACGAGAGGCTCTGCGAGTACTACGAACGCATGTTCCGCGACTCGCTCAGCGAGGACGTCGGCTTCGGCCAGATCGTGGAGTTCGACACCCCGACAGACGAGCGCATGGCGTTCCTGATGTTCCTACGCGACAAGGCGGCCGAGAAGCGCAAGCCCGGCATCGACCTCCATATCGAGGGCATGGAGGATGAGATGCGCGGCGGCTACATCGACTCCGACGGCACGACGAAGGAATGGTCGGAGGAAGAGATCCAATCCATGCTCGCCGGTGAGCGGGCCCGCATGAACAAGGAATACGGGAAGAGAGACGAGGAGGTGATAACCAAGGTCATGGAAGCCTACGACAGGCTGCACCGATCGCCTGCCTTCTCGGACGGTCCGCTGGCAATCGAGTACTACGCGATGCAGCTGCCCAAGTAGGCGAAAACAAGTTGGCCCCGCAAGTGGTGGCACACCTGCAGGGCCGTGTCCAACTAGATCGTGGCTAGAAAGGACGGTGTCATTATATGGCATCAACTGCACGCACGGACGGCGCCAAGGCGCATGTCCGCACTAATTCCCCGCTAGCGGAGCTGCGCAAGGCCGCAGGCTACCGCAGCAGCCGGGACTTCGCGGCCGTTCTCGGCATCCCGGCGACAACCTACTCGCGCTACGAGCGCAACCTCTCCGACCCCGAAAGCGGCATACCCCTTCGCGCCGCGTGGGCCATCGCAGACAAACTCCACTGCTCGATCGATGCGGTCGTGGGCCGCGACGACGCTGGCGACAGCCAGGGCCGTGACCTCAACGCCGCTTACCGCACGCTCAGCGACGGCGGCAAGGAGCGCTTCGACGAGTACTTGCAGTTCCTGGCCTTCCGCGACCAGCTCATCGCTACCCAGCAGGGCAGGTGATCTCGATGGCAGAGACCAAGGGAAACGGATCCATCATCCAGCTCGAAAAGGACAAGCCGAAAAGCCGTTGCCGAAAGTGGCAGTTGCGCGTATGCATCGGGAAAGACCCCCGCACCGGCAAGTACAAGGCCCGAACCCGCCGCTTCGAGGGAACGTACACCCAGGCGAAGGCAGCACTGCGCGAGTTCATTGACGAGGTCGAGGGCGACCGAGTCCAGGGGAAGACGACCTACACCTTCGAGGAATACGCCGAGCGCTATCTCAAGCGCCGCGAGCTCAACAAGGAGATAGCGGCCACGACCTTGGAGCGTCAGCGCCAGCTCTTCAAGGCCGCCAACATGCACATCGGCAAGGCGAATCTCGCCGCTATCACGCCCACCATGCTCGATGACATGTACATCGCCATGCTCGGTGGCGACACGCTCTCAGGCAAGCCGTCGGGAGGCTCCTACGTAAACGGCATCCACGACAACATCACCCTCGTATTCCAGCAAGCAGTAAAGGAGGAGATCCTCGTGACAAACCCTTGCGATAAGGCGAACCCGCCCAAGATGGATACCAAGGTCAAGCGCGCCCTCAGTCCCGCCCAGGCGCACAAGTTCATCGAAGCGCTCGACCCCGAGCCCGACCGTGAGTGCGCATACTTGCTCGCCATCACCATGGGTCTGCGCCGTGGCGAGATCTGCGGGCTCTCCTGGGGCGACATCGACTTCGATCGCAGGGTTGCCGACATACGCCACTCATACGACTACATGGGCAACCTCAAGGCCACCAAGACCAAGGCCGGCACTCGCGTGCTGCCGCTCTCGGATAAGACCATCCAAGTTCTCAAGGCCCACAAGGAGGCTCAGTTCAAGCGCTACGCCCGCACCAACCAGTGGCGCAAGCCGGAGGAGGGCTACATCGAGCAGACCGACGACAGCCCTGTGATATCCGACAACAGCGGCACTCGAGTGCTGCCCACGAGCCTCAGCCGTTGGTGGACGGAGGATCGCGCCAAGTACGGCCTCGACGGCTGGTGCCTTCACGAGTTCCGATATCCCAACCAAAATAAAATCCCAACTTCGCGCCGCTGCCCCGCGCTTGACCTCGCCGCATAGTCTCCTGGAAGTTGGGATTTTATTTCCGTCTACGACC